AAAATACAGCGTGCTCTTTCTATCACAAAAAATGGTATTAATTTAGTAGATGATGAAACCTTAAGAGATACAATGATTGACTTGCATAATTACTCTGCTATGACCCTGATGCTTCTGGATGAATAATCTCCCTCGGGCGGCCGATTCCAAAAAAGGCGTTTTCAAAAAGGGTCGACCTAAAAATCGAATTCTCTCTCCCGCGATTTATACTTTTTGGTAAGTCTATACTAATGTATAAATGCGTCTCATTTTTTTACAAAAGTATAAAAGGTTTGTTATCATAAATAAAGCCGTATAGAAGAATAATAAAAAAAGTATAAAAAAATAATATACACAACTATGTATATGGAAAATAGATGCGTATGTTGTAATTATACAACCTTTATAAAAGCAAATTTTATGAAACATTTAGAAACAACCAAGCATAAATTGATAAAAAGTAAGTCTAAAGTAAGTCTTGATGAAGCCAAAAGTAAGCCACACGTAAATGAATACGAATGTAAATATTGTGGACAAAAATACAAACATAAACAATCTGTCTCCAAACATATTAAATATTCTTGTACAAAAAATAAGGATGAAGACTTGAAAGAACTCGTGAGGTTGTTAAACGCACAGATGGAGCAGCAGCAAACAGATTTTCAGAATCAGTTACAAAGCCAAGCCAAACAAATTGAAAAACTCATGGGAAAACTTGAAATCACTGGTTCTTTTAATACGACCAATATACAAAACAACATTACATTGCTTTCTTATCGAGATACAGATGTATCCCATTTAACGGACGAAGACTATAAGAAATGTATCAAAAAGGTAAACTTTTGCGTGAAAAACATGATTGAATGTATACACTTTAATCCTTTGAAACCAGAGAACATGAATATCTATATCTCGAACATGAAGGATAAGTATTTGATGATTTATGACGGGACAAATTGGAACCTTGCGAACAAGCGAGATGAACTAGACAAACTATATGAAGACAAGGAGATGCTTTTAGAAGAATGGCTAGAGACCAACCAAGACCCTGTACTCAAGGATAAGTTTTTTAAATACATCAACAACAAAGAAAAAGATGAATGTTTAAACAAAATCAAGGAAGAAATAAAGCTGATGATGTATAACAAGGCCAAACCTTTAGCATTTCCATCGATTACCGCAGTCTAAGCACGTGACAAATGTTGTCATGGGTTCATCTGCGGAACGTGTCTGAGCCTGATAATAGGTACACCGATTTTTCTTACACCGGCGACACTCAAACGTGTCTGTGCTTGCCTCAATCTTCGGAAAATACTTATTTTCAAGACGTATCCTTTTGTTTTCAATCTCTTCACTCCATTTCTCTGGATAGAGGTCCTGGTGACTCTTGTACGCCATGTCTTTGCATAGAAAGACTCCTGTATCAATCTTCTCTTTAACCTCTGGCTTTTTCAATGTAAAATAGAGCCTTCGAAATGTATCCAGATAAAGCTGTAGAAATATTTTATTCTCCCATCGTTTTGGAATATGATGAGAGTCTGCCTTATCCAACGAATGATTATAAATACTTTTCTCCAGATTACGAGATTTGACTTCATTCGACAAGAGAGATGTAAACGTGTCTACAACGCGCTTTCTAAGCTTCTGTTCCATGTTCTGTGTCATGTCTTGTATGAGATTAGTTTATTATTTATATTCAATTTTGTTTTTGTAGTATAATGCTATCTTACGTATTGACTATATCTATCCTTATTTATTTATCGTTTCCAAGAGATTATTTTTCATCACCCAAGACTTGCTTACCCTCGACTTCGTTACAGGAGACTTCGTTACCCGCGACTTCGTTACCCGCGACTTCGTTACCCGCGACTTTATTACCGAAGAGTTCGTTACATGAGAATTTGTTAGAAGAGAGTTCGTTACCCGATATAGTATTAGCCCCGGGAGGTGCTACAGGTTTCTACATGTTAGGTATTTCTCATTATATTGTAAATCACTTTGAGATAAAAGACAAAAAGATGGTCGGGTTCTCGGCAGGTTCTTTTAATGCGATCTTTATGAGACTTAGTCCCGAAAAAAGAATTGTAATCTTAAAAGAAATATTTAAATGTGAAGAAAAGAAAATGTTAAAGGTAATGTCGAATATAATGAATTTGATTGAAACACATACGGAACTATCTGATTATGAATTTGGAAAAACATCAATTGCTGTTGCTCATACAGATGGGTTAGGTTTATATGATACATTTCTTACAATCGAACAACTGGTAAGATGTTGTAGGAGTAGTTCTTTTGTTCCATTCATCACACATTCATCCGGTATTAACTTTTACAACCATAAAATAGCGATGGATGGTTTTTTTCGTTATAAGACATTTTTGAAAAAATATGAAAGGAAACCTCTTGTGATAAGTCCAACGATGTTTGACCGTTATAGATGTAACTTCACTCGTAAAATAAAATTTGTTTTAGGACTACATGCTTTGAAATATGACACGATTTATCAAATGTATCTCAATGGTTATCAAGACGCAACACGTAATCATAGCTATTTTGAAAGTTATTTAAAACCTATTGAATTGGTTTAATTTTAATTCCTATTAACGAAAGATAGTATATCATGTTAAAATATATACTAGGTATCGGTGTTCTCTATTATATATTTCGGCCCAAATCGGAACCTGAACCGTGTCCGTTGTCAGATATCGTGATCGGACCTGGAGGAGTACAGGGATTTTATACTCTAGGTGTATGTCATTATATTGTGAATCAATTTAAGATAAGTGATAAATCCATCATAGGATTCTCATCTGGAGCTTTTACTGCGATGTTCATGCGTATTGAATCAGACAAACGTAACGAACTATTACGAGGAATCTTTAATTGTTATGACATCTCGAACATTTGTATCTTAAAAAAAATAATACACTACCTAGTAAATAATACAAAATTAGATGATTACAACATGGAACTGACCTCTGTAGGTGTCTCTCATTTAGACGATATTCATGTATACAACCAGTTTCTCAATATAGAACATGCTGTTAGATGTTGTCAAAATAGTTGCTTTGTACCCTTTATAACAGTTGATAATGGTCTACAATTTTATAACCACAAAATTGCTTTTGACGGATATTTATATTATAATTCGTTCCTAGAACAATATACTACACAGCCATTGGTTATTAGTCCGCGTATGTTTGGGCGTTTTAATAACGCCTTTATTACGAATCTATTGTTTATCTTTGGTATACACGACATGAAATATACAACCATTTATCAATTGTATTTACTTGGGTATCGTGATGCTTCAAATAATCATTCTTTTTTTGAAGACTATTTAGAACCGATTCATTCGTCCTCGTAGTCTTCCTTGGTCAATTCTCCTGGAACCACAACTGTTTCTGGTTCAACAAACGGTTCGAGGTTCATACATTGATTCCATTCATTTATCGTCAAACTCTCATATTCATCTCCGATGCGTTTGACGATACACAGGTTTCCATAATATTGTTCTTGACTAAAAGGAAAGCTATAATTGTTTATTTTTGTGTTTTTGTTTTTGGGCTTGCCGTACAATTGGTACTGAATCCCATGCTTGGTCCAACTCGTTAAACATGTAAAATGAGTATCGGTTCGAAATTGACAAACCGTATATAGTTTTTCTAGTTCAGTGACAGTCTTTTCTGTCATCGCGCCTTCCGTGTGAACCATAATGACCGTGAACATACTATTAGACAGGTCGTTTCTTCAATTCATTTTAATTTATTCTTTCATTTGATACATTAGGATATAAACCAATATTGTAGAATTTATAAGATGAAAATATTCGTAAAGGATTATGATTTTAAATCTTTACCGATTGTTTATACTCAAAAAAATAGAATACAACGTTTCATTACGTTGGATGGTGTCTATGAATTCCACAAGGACGGATTTTATGAAATCCAATACAAGGAACTGAAACGAGACGTACGTAAGTTGAAACATCTGGAATTCTTAATCGAAGATGTACGCGTTTGTCGAACAAATAAAACGTATCATATTCCTTTTGACCATTTCTTTGTGGAAGAGACAAGAGAAGAGGTAATCATATCATCCGGTATCACACTTGTAAAGGAAACGTATGGAGCGAAAGAGGATTATTATTTTGAGACAGAAGAAGATACTGCGAAGGCATGTATACAATTATTCGGAATACTCGTTTAATGTGTTTATGTAGTGATTTTACTTTCGCCTTGTATCGTAATGTTACGAACGATAGGTATTTCAATAGGAATTCTTTTACTTTTTCATTTTACGTTGTATTACACCAATACAGATTTGATGAAATGGATGAAAACTGACCCAGTACATTACTTATTTCCGAACGAGAAAGAATCGAACGAATTGAGCGAATTAAAGGAACAATTAGAGAAAAAGATAAACGAATATAAACAAGCCTAGACTATTATACCCAATGGATGAATTGGTTAATACTTTCCCAGAAATACGAGTAGACAAATATGAACGTGTTCATACCTTGACAAAATATCCATGTTTCATTATTCCAAAAGGAAAGAAGGTATTCGCATGGTTCACGCGTTTCGAAAAACAACCTATTTGTATTTTTTTACATTCTCAATGTAATGAAATACAAAAAATATACCATTATTATGTATCGTTTAAGGAAGACCTCTGTCAAGGTATAGGTACAGTCTTATATGGTACACTGTTGGACAACTCGTTCGTAGCAGAAACTGTTTATTGCTACCAAGGAAAACATAGAAAGGATGATTTTATGGTTCGTTTATCCTTGCTGAAAGAATGTTTAGGTATGATACGTCCATCCTTTTATTTAGGGAGTATTACATTCCATTTACCCCATATGTGTTTTCAACGAGCCTTTTTAGACGCATCCACAATGCCTTACGATGTTTATGGACTATTACAGCTATCAGCCAAGCCACGACTTGTCTTATTTAAGCCTTTATTTGCGACCTTCCTTATAAAAAAGCGTGAAGAAACCGAGGATGTCTATGAACTTTATGCGCTGAATGAACAAAAAGTTGTAACTTTTTATTCGACTGCGTTAGTGAACGACTTTAAGACAAGTCATTTTTTAAGAAGAGGATTTTCTCCGAATGTGCGTTCTTATAAGGAAATGGAAGAAAGTGATTCGGATGAGGAAGGCCCCAAATTTAGCGAAAAAGTAATTTCTTGTATTTTTATTCCAGAGTTTAGGCGTTGGAAACCCTACGTCTTTGAAACAAAAAAGATAGATGGCCTTTTATTTATCCAAAATCAAGAAAAAAAAATATCTGGGTAGTGTATAATGGTCGAAACAGGAAAGAAGGAACACGGCGACGCAGAACAGGATGCTATGATGGCTAAAAAGGGAGGTAATGCGGATTGGATGAATAAACTCACTGATACGGTTACCGGAAAGAAAGATGGCCAGACGGGAGGTTCTAGACGCCGGATGCGCAAGGGAAAGAGCGGAAAGACCCTTCGCCGCAAGAAGATGACCATGAAGCAGCGCCAGCAACAGCAGCGCCAGCAGCGCCAGCAGCAGCAGCGCCAGAGACGCCGGCATTAAACCGACGTTAAACTGGTTCTGTAAGATGTAAGATGTAATCTGTAGCTAAATTAATATCGTAATTATACATCATGAGTATAAGTAATTACGATAAATGGGAACGTTTAAAAGGACAAATTCAGGCTTTGTTGCGAAGCCTCAAAGGTAATCCACAGAAAAAAATTAATATACTTTGTCAGTATTTTGATACCTATAAGAAGATGGCGCCTCTTTTAAGCAATAAGCCTGAACTCCAAGAAGACCTTTTCTTATCCATTCATTATGTATGGCGGACAATTGACTCCAACGAAAAGGCTATTTACTTGAAGAAGAAAATAGACCAAGACCCTTATGGAGAAGAGGACGTGGTCACGGAGAAGGTACAGTCATATTATCGTAACTTCGACCTTATGGAAGAATGGTTATGGTACAATATGATTCTCACCAAACCCGACTTTGGTATACTCTTTTGCGAAGAGACACGTCCCTTTATTCTGGACAAGCATGCCGCGTTCGTCGAAATAGAGAACATCTTACGCGTAATCAAGAGACAAATTGACACAGATAAAATGGATGACCGCATGCTTTTTTTGTTAGCTTCTCTTGTCAATTATGCTTTGCTTTTAGCCAAGGAGAAGAGCAAACTCTATGCC